GTTTCCTTGGCAATACAGACCAGGCGACCAAATTGCTAAAACTGTAATTCATACGTTTCCTAGAGTAGTTAAAAGAACTAACAGACCTGTTAGTTGGGGAGACATTAGATTAGTTCCTACTAATGGAGTAGCACACGGTACAGTACAAAATAAAATTGTATCAAGTTTCCACGTAGCAGAATTTGATGTGTTTATGATTAGTTTCCACGAAGCAGAAGCAGATGAAAATTTTGTAAAACTAAGAGAACGATTTAAAGATGCACAACATGTTAAAAATGTTGAAGGCATTGGTAATGCACATAAAAAAGTTGGTGAATTAGCAAAAACAGAAATGGTTTATATTGTTGATGCAGACGCAGATGTATTAGGCCACTTTAGTTTTGATTTTATTCCACCAATGAGTAAGCGTAAAAATACAACATATGTATGGAGTGCTAGAAATCCAATTAATGACTTAGAATATGGATATGGCGGAGTTAAATTATTTCCAGTAGTACAGCTACTTGAAATGGGACATGAACTTCCAGATTATACAACAGGTGTATCGTTTTACCAACCAATTAGCGATGTGTCAAACATTACACGATTTAATAAAGACCCGTATAGAACATGGCGTAGTGCATTCCGTGAATGTGTTAAGTTAGCAAGTAGTGTCAACCCAAATCAAAGACAACTGGAAACAGATGCTAGATTAGAAACATGGTGTACTGTAGACAACGGTGAACGTTTTGGACGTTATTGTCTCAAAGGTGCATTAGAAGGCAAAGCATACGGACTAGAACATAAAGATAACGTAGAAGAATTAAAGAAGATTAATGATTTTGAATGGCTACGTGAACAATTTGTTGCTAGTATGAAAAAACGAGTAACTTAGTTACTGTGATTGCTGATTATAAACAGTTTTTATTTTCTTAATAAACTGTTTAGAATTACATTGAATTTTAGCGCCAGGGTGTAAAGGCCTTGGCCAATTTCCTACCTTAACCCAACAATACCCATCACTTTCGTTGTTTAGCACAGGAGTAAATTCTTCTCTGACTGTTACAACAAATGTGTGGTATATAAACTTCTTGTTAGGACTTGTAAATTTATTTACTGGTATAACTTTTTTAATATCGGGTACTAATCCAACTTCTTCTTCAATTTCTCTATATAACGTTTCAATTGGACGTTCGTTACCTTCTGACTTGCCACCAAAAAATCCCCATGTTCTAGGATGATTAACTTCTCCACTTCTTTGTTGTAGCATTACCCTGCCAGTGTCTGTGCTTAAAAATATACAACCGCTTGCTGTAATCATTTAATTATTCCTATCCAATGTGTACAATCATCACATGGGTCATCTGTGTTAGAGATATACTCTCCAGAATCCTGAATTATAAATTCCTTCATAACTGTTTACCCATTCTGTGTTGTTCCATTCTAATTGGTCGCCACTAGCGACATTTGTTAGATAATTAGTTGCAGCATTAGCAGAACTATCAAAGCTAACATTCCAACTTGATCCGTTATATTCAATAATGTCATGCTTGCTAGCAACACTGTTTGCCCATACTGGATTATTTGCTACATCATTCATAACAATATAACGTTGTCCTAATGCAGCAGCAGGTACAGTACCATCACCTGGATAATTTTTACTAGGATCTATAATACCATCTACTGCGACTAATGTGTTAGTTGGTAATGTAGTAGTGTCGATATCAACTACAAGTAAATTTGGATTGCTTGGATGTGCTTCAAGTCTACCAATAATATCGTCTGTGTTATCTGCAACACTTGAATTCTTTCTCAATCTAACTTGACTTATTCCATCTCTTAGCACTCCAAACGGTTTAAGTTCGGTATCCCATTCTAATATATTACCATCCGCTTTTAATTTTGTGCTATTATTATTTAATAATTGCAAGTTATTGTTTTCATACTTAACATTCATATCTTCATATGTTACAACAGTGTATTGCAATGTAGATGTGTCAAATGCTGTATTTTCTTTAAAGTTGTCTAAATCATCATCATCTAAACTATATAATTCACTAATAATCGTATGAATTAATTTTTGTTGTTTTACTTTAGCTGGAGGATTAATGTGTACAGGTATATCAAAACTTAATGTAGCAACATCAATAATATCATCAATGCTAGAGCCTACACTTCTAGTACTCCATGTTGTGTTAGTTAATTCAACGTGACTTAATGAGGTCCAGTCAACTGAACTATTGTTAGTTCTTATATCTAATGTTGGGTTAAACAACACTAGTATTTGTTCCATTAATTGTAATTTTTGATCTGTATTTGAAGTCCAAATATCACAATTCATTTGTAACATGTAAGGAACTGGTGCATGTCGTTCAACTGTATAACTGTTTCCTTTTTGGTTTTCATATACTCCAGTCGTATTGTTGTATTTCTTTTCGGTTACTTGCACCTTGTCAACGTGATCTTGGTATGTTCGTCTTTCTGGTAACATATTTAATGCAGTCACATAGCAACTGATAAATGGAACAGTATTAATAACATTCTCACTATTCTCACGTGTAATATGTGCTGCCATTCTGTTTATATCACCGTATCGCACAGGTGTTGTTTGATACACAGGAAGCCCGTTATCGTTTTTTCCCATTTGTACACTGAATCCACTAAACACTCTAATGAACTGCTGAATGTAACGTCTAATTTGTTTATCGTAAAAGTATTGTTGTGCCATTATTCAAAATCACTCTTTGGTTTAATTGCTTTAGTTATCGCAACACGCTCTGGTGTCTCAATGTTGTCTACAATGGTAGAATTAGTGTTATTAATGAATCCACCTGCATTGTATGTTTTATCACTCCATGTGTCGCCAGTAATATTATCATATAGTCTATGCCACTTGCTTCCTCGTCTAACAAAAAGTCTGCTAGGATTAAAATCACTTCTTACAAAGTATTCACCTTCGTTAGGTGCTAATGGAAACTGATCACCCGTTGCTAATACTTCACCATGTTCATATGCTGTAGTAGTATCTTCGCGACCAAATAAATGATCTACTAATGGTAGTCCAAGTGGATCTGCATCTTCTGCACTTCTTACAATAGCGTTACTAATATTAAGCTCTGTCTTATATGAACTAAGATCGTTTTTAAGACTGTCTGGGTCATCAGCAGTGCCAAGTATATCTGCATACTCTTGTGTATCTGTTAATGGTGCTACTTTAACACGCCAAATGTGTGAATACCATGTTTGCGAAAAGCCTTCACTGCCACGTGCCGCATCTTGTACCACATAAAATTTATTAATTGCATCTCGGTCAGCAGTAAGTAATAATTCGTCACGTAAGTGTGGTAATTCAATTACATCGCCTGGCATAAGTCTACGCCCCATGCGTTCTACCATGTCATTGGTATGAAAACTAATAAACAATGTATCGTTAGTTAAAAATAAGCCAAATTGCGTTAAGTCAAAATCATTGTCACTTACATTATATACGCCACGTAAATCAAAAACATCTGAATCGTACTTACGATCTCTATTTTCCATAAACAATAAGTCTTGTATATCTGTTTCGTCAATAAGACCTTCTGGGTTAATTTCTTCACCAGTTATATTATCTATCTCTTGCCCACTGCCGTAATTAGGTTCACTTGGATCATCTGAATTAGTGTCTGCTGCTGGGCCTAAGTATTTGTGAACATGTATAGCAGTACCACCTATATCAAACTGTTCGCGGATACTGTGGTCCATGAACCTATAGTCGTTACCTTTAAATGGTTTATATAAACTGAGTCTTGGCATCTTATGATTTCCTTGTTATATTGTATTTATCCATCTTTTATATTATATCTTACATTTTACGCTAAATAGTTATATGTGCAGTTAATACTCTGCATTTTTATAAGGAATAAGATTATGTTTAATTTTTTCAAAGAAAAGAAATATGCCGTTTGGGCATATGTTGGATCAACAGTTATTTTAGTTTCGCTTTGGATATCAGTCCAAATTGATGTTCAAATTAACAAATGGTTCGGTGAATTCTATGATATGATACAAACTGCATTAGGTACTCCTAATGCAATAACAATGACAGAATATTGGGGCAGTTTAGCCGCATTTGGTAAATTAGCGGCATTATGGATTGTGTTAGGATTAGCAACAAGCTTCTTAACAGCACACTTCTTGTTCCGTTGGCGTGCAAGTATGGTTGAATGGTATCACAGTGTGTATGACAAGGCTCGTACAATTGAAGGTGCAGCTCAACGTGTACAGGAAGATACTATTAAATTTAGTAGGATTATGGAAGGACTCGGCACCAGCTTAATTGAAAGTGTTATGGTACTTGTAGAATTCTTCCCATTGTTAATGGGGTTATCAGTTGGTATTCCAATTATGTTCTTCGGAGACTGGGAATTTGGATTAGTAACAGGCGCTCTAATTTGGGCTGTTGGTGGTACAATATTAATGATTGTACTAGCATGGTTACTACGACTAGTGGGTATTGAATACGACTTACAGAAGCGAGAAGCAGCATATAGAAAAATTCTAGTTGTTGCAGAAGATGACGGGACAATTAGACCCAAATCATTAAATGAACTGTTTGAAGGTGTACGAGCTATTCACTACAAGAGTTACTTATATTATTTGTACTTTAACGTAGGAAGACTTGCTTATTTACAAGCAAACGTACTAGTAGGTTATGTGTTCTTAGCACCTGCAATTGTAGCTGGTGTAATGACACTAGGTGTAATGCAACAGATTTTACGTGCATTTGGACGTGTTGAAGGTTCACTACAGTACTTGTTTAAAGCATGGCCAACTCTTATTGAGTTAGCTAGTGTTTATAAACGTTTACGTGAATTTGAACGCCAAATTAAAGAAAAATAAGTAAAATAAAATAAAAAAACTTTTAAACCCTTGTTTCTACAGGGGTTTTTTTTGACTAATTCGGTTGACAAGTAAGACATCTTGCCGTATAATAGTAGTATATTAAGCAATAAAGGAAGTACAACATGACAACATTTAACAAAGCAGATTTTAGTTACCACGGTGGATATTTAATGTACAAAGGTGCATACGAAGGTCAACCAGTTTATGAAGCAGGTAAAAATGTACACCCAAGTAATGTTGGTCGTGGAATTGACTTGTTTATTGCACGTTTTAAATATGCTGGAACACCAGTTACCAAAGCAAAGTTTATGAAAGAACTTGTTAACAACTTTACTGTTGAAGAATATGTTGAAGCACGTAACGGACATAAAGTTGCACCAACAACAGTTTTAGATAATAACAATCCAGGCTGGAGTGACCGTATTGTTAATGCTTGGAGAGAAAAAAGAGGAATTGGACGGTCTACGTTTATTTAATGGTTGACAAGCAAGACATCTTACCTTATAATAGTATATATAAACAAAGGAGCACTACCATGCAAACATTTAAACTTTTTCAAATTAAACTTTCAGACGCAGATATTGATATGATTAACGAACATGGACATGATAGTGTTCCAAAGCAACGTGCAAGATTAAGCATGAACTTTTCTAAAGACATTGGTAAAAGTTCAGCAGATGCATTTGCAGCTGGATATTATGATCACGTAGCTAATATTACAGCTAACGATCTTGAAGATGTATTTCATACAGGCAACATGGGACCAGAAGAAAACATTGAACGCTTAAATCAAATGCATAGTGTTAGTGTTGCAGATATTGTTGAAGATGAACAAGGTGTAAAACACGTTGTTGCAGATATTGGATTTAAAAAGGTTGACGAAACAGTATTTGCGTAGTACACTTGTTTTACATTATCACGTAGGAGTTGAGAAATGCTCGAAGATCTACAGTTCATAGAAGAACTGAAACAGTTAATTCCGCCAAAATCAGGCGATTTTATTGCTAAACAGCAAATTATTTCACTTATTGATAAGTATCAAAATAAAGCCGACGAAACAGAACGTCGAAATTTTAATCAATATCACGGAGAAGAATAATGGCGATGCCAAAGACAAAACGAAAAAAAGCTAGACTTCCCTCAGAACGAGTACGCAAGAATCTTTTACAAGATCCTACTTGGGAAGGTGCAGATGGCTGGTCTGGTAAAGAATACCACACAAAGCGACAAGCAGCAACATCTTATTATTATCAAAACTACAAAGGCGCAGATTTAGTTGACTTTGTATATCATTGGATGCTTGATAATGGATTTAATAAGTATGATATTAAATGTGCTAAAGCAGCAAAGTCTACTCAGCTAAATCAAGTTACTGGGTATTATGCTCGTATGCTTACTATGGGATGTCCAGACGAACATCTTGCATGGAATGCATATTGGGAAAGTTTACCTGGCACAGGTGGTACACCTAGGCCTATTAGTGAATACATTAAAGGTCGTATTAGTCAAGCAATTGAAGAAGGTAAAGAACATGTTGATAACGCAGAGAAACGTGCTGAACTAGAAGCAAAGCTATCTAATAGACCAAAGCCTACTATACAACAATTATTGCATACAGCAGCAATTCAAATGACCGATGAAATTGAAGACTTCTTAGACAGTTGGGTTAATAGTAAGTATGATGTTGCAATGGTAAAAGACTTTACTCCTGATGCAATGCTTCGCAAAGCAGGTGCCAAGCAAGCGCACTCACGTATTATTAGAAAAGTATATGAAGCTAATGTTGCAGAATTTGCTGAACTTGCTACAAAGGTAGCAAAAGATGACAAAGACGATATGCGCCTACAGTTAGAAGAAGGCTACGAACATATGTCAAAAGCACAACAAAAAGCTGGGCTTGAGATTTATCGTAAAATAACTAATGCGTGTGATATTGTTGAAGCAGAGAGCAAAGTAAATCGTAAGCCACGTAAAGTACGTATGAAGAGTCCAGAAGACCTAGTTAAGAAGCTCAAATTTAAGCAAAGCGATGCCGAATATGGTTTAGGTAGCATAACACCAGCGGATATTATTTACGCCCGTGTACTGGTGGTTTTTAACACTCGTAACCGCAAGGTTGGAACCTATTATGCAAGCAATGTTGACCCAATGGGCTTGCAACGCGAAGGTAGTGGGCTTAGTGTAAAAGGAACAACTATTACAGGCTACGACGAAGAAAAGAGTTTACAACGAACAATACGTAAACCAGCTGAAGTATTACCAGAGCTAAAGAAGACTACACGAGCTAAAACAGAAAAGCTAATACAGTCACTGAAAACAACTGAAACTAAGCTGAACGGTCGTATTAACGGAGAAACTATTTTAATTGCTGCCTTTAATAAGTGATACTGTGATAAATACATAGTAGGAGAAACTTAAATGGCAGCACTAAATAAACTTCAGAAAGAAATAGAATTACGCTTAGGCGGCGGCATGATCGATGTCGAACTCGATCCAGAGCATTACGAACTCGCGGCTAATAAAGCACTTCAAAAATATCGTCAACGTGCAGAAAATGCCGTAGAAGAAAGCTTCATTGTTTTGGAAATGATAAAAGACCAAAGCGAATATACATTACCATCAGAAGTAATGGAAGTAAAAGATATTTACAGACGTACAACAGGTGTAAGCAGTGGTTCGGGAAATGACATTGAACCATTTCAAGCAGCGTATTTAAATACATACCTTTTGGGTAGTAGCAGAAACGGCGGCCTAGCATCATTTGACTTCCTACAGCAAAACAGAGAAACAATGGGTAGACTGTTTGGTGCAGAGATAATGTTTACTTGGCGCCCACAGGATAAAAAATTAATACTACAAAGAAAAATTAAAGCTAATGACAATGCTATACTGCATTGCTATAACTTTAGACCAACAGAGAGTTTATTAGAAGATCAATATGCAGGTCCTTGGATAAAAGACTATGCATTTGCACACGCTAAACTAATTCTAGCAGAAGCACGTGGTAAGTTTACACAGATTGCAGGACCGCAGGGTGGTACTACAATGAACGCAGACCAACTACGCCAAGATGCTCAAACAGAAATTGACAAACTAGAAATAGAACTAACATTATACAATGATGGTAGTACTGGCCTTAGCTTTGTTATTGGCTAAAATAATCATTGACATATAACCTAAACGTTAGTATAATATAACTATGAAATTAATTAAAGATAGTGTAGATAACTTCTACAAGTGGGTGCATGGGTCTGAGTTTGTTGAACTTGGTGAAATTGATGTTACAGAAGATCCTGTTAGACCAGAACTTGATTTAGAATGGCGTAAAGCATATAGCCGTAAAATTTATGGACTAACTTATAAAAATAATATAGAGGGTATTATCTGTATTGCATACTGTAATGATATTCCAGAGAGTGTACGAGAGTTAGACTTAATGAGTCAAAATGCACACTTACAAGAAAACTTTAATACTGCCGTTGCGTATACAGTATGGTCACGCAAGCGAGGCGCAGGAAAAGAAATAATGACAAAGCTATTAGAATTTCTTCAAAACAAACCAGAAATTACAAAGCTAGTTACTCTATCGCCACTAACACCAGTGGCAACACATTTTCATATTAAGAATGGTGCTAAACTAGTTCAACATAACTATACAACACAGAATTTTGAATATAAATTAAAAGGATCTAAATGAAAAAAGTTATTGGTATATGTGGGTTAATTGGTCACGGCAAAGATACAGCCGCAGGATTTCTAATTGCAGAAGGCTATCAACGCATTAGTTTCGCAG